CTTCTGGATGTAACAGGAAGCGAGTCTATATCTAATATTATTGGAATAGCAGAAGAATCCATATTTAGCTTTTCCTCTTCTCTATCTAATGAGAGCGATGCTGCACCAGCATTTATTGCTGGAGATATTGATAATTATATAGAATTTCTACAAACAAATAAGGTAGACCAAATTGGAATATCTACTGGATTTCCTGTTTATGATCAGGCTATTGGTGGAGGATTAAGAAAAGGCACAGTTAATGTTATTGCTGCCAGACCAAAGGTTGGTAAAACATTACTCTCTGATAATATTGGATACTATATAGCAAGCAAATTAAAAATTCCGGTTTTGAATATGGATACAGAAATGACAAGAGAAGACCATATTCATAGAATTCTTGCTATGTCCTCTGAAATTGAGATCAATAAGATTGAGACTGGTAAATTTTCTGATACTCCAAGTACTTTCTCCAAGATACAAGATGCTATCAAAGAACTGAAAGAAAGTCGATTATATCATAAGAGTATTGCTGGTAAGCCATTTGAAGAACAACTATCCATAATGCGAAGATGGTTGGTTAAAGAAGTTGGACTTAATGACGATGGAACAGCAAAAGACTGTGTTATAATATATGACTATCTAAAACTAATGGATAGTGCAGGAATAAACCAGGATATGAAAGAATATCAGGTTCTTGGTTTTATGATGACGGCACTTCATAACTTTGCTATACAGTATAAGGTTCCAATCTTATCATTCATTCAGTTAAATAGAGATGGAATCACAAAAGAAAGTACCGATACGGCCAGCGGATCTGACCGTATTATATGGTTGTGTAGCAACTTTACTATTTTCAAAAGAAAGAGCGATGAAGAAATCGCTGAAGATGGACAGGACGCTGGTAATAGAAAATTAGTACCCTTAATTAGCCGACACGGAGGAGGACTAGATGACAATGATTATATTAATTGTCACATGAAGGGGTGGTGTGCTAAGATAACAGAGGGTAAAACCAGACTAGAATTAATGAGTGGGTCGAATAAACAAAAGGACGGTTTCATAGTCGATGAAAACAATAATGAAGAAGAAAACGAAATACCATTCGTATGATCAATATCAGCTAAAGCATTTATCTGATAAAGTATGCGACGATATTGAAAATCTATTATTATCTTTAGGAATAGATTCCTATAAGATGCTCGATAAAATGGTTACGATGAGTTGTCCCATTCACGGAGGAGATAATGATTCAGCATTCAATCTGTATCATCAAGGAGATACGTATCGAGGTAACTGGAAATGTCGAACACATCAGTGTGAAAATATTTTTAAGTCATCAATAATAGGATTTATTAGAGGCTGTTTATCTCATCAAGAAGGATGGTCTAAGTCTGGTGACGATATGGTGTCTTTTAATGATGCTTTGCAGTTTGCTATAAATTTTAGTAAGCATGATCCGTCAGACCATAAACAAACAAGAAAAGCTAAAGAAAAAAATAACTTTGTTAACGCGGTTAAGAATATAACTCCAGAGAATCAAAATAAACCACAACTAGTTCCTAGATCTTTAGTTACTAAGGCACTAAAGATACCATCAAAGTATTTTATAGATAGGGGTTTCTCCAAAAACATTCTTATTAAGTATGATGTTGGAGACTGTATAGGACAAGGAAAAGAAATGAGTAACAGGGCTGTGGTTCCTGTTTATGATAATGATATGATAGGAATGGCAGGATGTACTGGTCGTAGCATATTTGACAAATGCAACGAATGCTCTTGCTTTCATGATCCTCAGCAAACATGTCCAGAAGATAAAGAAAAATGGCTAAGTTCTAAATGGAAACATAGTAAAAATTTTAAGACACAAGAATATCTATATAATTACTGGTTTGCTAAAGACTTTATTTTAAAAACTAAAACCGTTGTAATCGTTGAAAGTCCTGGAAATGTATGGAGACTAGAAGAATCTGGTATACATAACTCTGTGGCCGTTTTTGGATCTTCAATGAGCCATAAACAAAAAATGCTTTTAGACATATCCGGAGCAATGAATATAGTTACCATAATGGATAATGATGTTGCTGGCCAAGAAGCGTCAAAACAAATAGAATTAAAATGCGGAAGAACATACAACATCAAGCATATCAAATTATCCTCTAATGATGTTGCAGAAATGTCTCCCGATCAGATTAAGCAAGAAATTTTACCGCAAATACAGGACTATCAATTATGTTAATATTAGGAATTTCTGGAAGAAAACAATCCGGTAAAAGTACAATAGGCAACTTTATCCTATCTCTATATCTAGCTAAGCTAGGATATTGTGAAAAAATTTATATGGATGAAGATGGTCAATTATTGATTTCTGATATTCTGGGAGATACTAGGTATGAGGGTGTTTTTGATATTAGAAAACTAGCAGACACATATAATGATCCAAGATTCATACAAGCTATGAATAAGCTTAATTCAAAGGTAAAAATATATAATTTTGCTGATATTTTAAAAACAGACATCTGTATTAATATGCTAGGATTAACATATGATCAGTGCTACGGAACAGATGATAATAAAAACGAAATGACAAAAATAGTATGGAACGACAAGAAACTATCTGCTAGAGATGTTATGCAAGTTGTAGGCACTGATATTTTTAGAAAATTAGATACTAATGTGTGGGTTAGATCCACTATTAATAAGATTATTAGAGATAAACCAGACCTTGCTGTTATTACTGATTGTCGATTTCCTAACGAAGTAGATTCTATTAAGCAAAGTGGTGGAAAGGTTATAAGATTAACTAGAAATCCATTTCAATCAGATCATCTAAGCGAAACAGTATTAGATAAAGACAACTATGATTGGTCTAATTTTGATTATGTAGTAGAAAATTCTGATATTACTCTTCTTGATCAATTTACTCAGATTAAAAAACTATTAGAGGAGATATTACCATTATAATAACATACTTTAGGAGCAGCTCCTATAATACGCATAGCATGTGCGAGCAACAATACTTTGGTGAGTACGTACTGGGGTGGCGAGGATTGTCTGGCCAAAAAGCAGATAAAGGAACTATTACTCATAAAGTTCTTGAAATTTTAGCGGTTATGAAAAAAGCCGAGCAAGATGGACAAACTACTATTGATGACGATCTTATCGGATTAGTTGATATTAATAATTATGATTTAAATAATTTAATAGAGAAAGTATATACCTATTATACTAATAATGCTCAGCATCATAAGTGGTCGGCTAAAGATCATAGAGACTGTAAAGAATGGGTTTATAAAGCTATAGAATTTAATGGTGGAATGTTTGATCCTAGAAAAAGAAATATTCTTTGTCCAGAACAACACTTTGATTTTGAGATTAAAAAACCCTGGGCTAAATACTCTTATGATATTGGCGGAGAAAAACTTGAGGGCAATCTAGCACTAAAGGGCACAATTGACTTAATAACATTGGTTAATGATTCTACAATAGAAGTAATAGACTGGAAAACTGGAAAAAGATTAGATTGGGCTACTGGAGAAGAAAAAACCCAAGAGAAGCTAGAAAAAGATCCACAGTTAAAGATCTATCACTATGCAATAAAACATCTTTATCCTCATATTAAGAATATAATATTTTCAATATATTTTATTAATGATGGTGGACCATTCTCCATTTGTTTTCATGATTCTGATCTAGCATCAACAGAAGATATGCTAAGACAAAAATTTGAAGCAATTAAAAGCACTAAAAAGCCAAGACTACATAAAAGCTGGATGTGCAGTAAGTTGTGTCATTTTGGCAAAACAACATTTGATGGAACTCATATTCAGCCAATAGAGGAATATAGAGATGGACAAGTATGCAAATCTGGTCAAACCATGACAAAGTGCGAACAGATAAAACACGACCTTGATCTTTATGGAATCGACACTACAATTGGATTGTACAAGAACAAGAATCACTCATTTGGAAGTTACAAAGCACCCGGATCAATATGACAAAAACATATTCAGTTCTTCATGCTCATTCTCACTATAGTCTTTTAGATGGAATTAGTAAGCCTAGTCAAATAGCGGAAAGATGTGTTAATGCCGGAATTAAAACCTGTGCAATAACTGATCATGGAACTATTTCCGGATGTGTTCAGTTCTATCAGGCTATGAAAGCCAAAAAAATTAAGCCAATATTAGGTTGTGAACTTTATATATCTAAAAATGATTCTCTTATTAAAGAGAAAGAGAATAAAGATTTAAGCCACTTCCTTGTTCTTGCTAAAAATTTAGCCGGATGGAGGACTCTTGTAAAAATCATATCTGAAACTAATAGAATAGATAACTTCTATCATAAGCCTAGAATTAGTTTTGATAGATTGGCACCTATGCTGGATGGAAATATAATAGGATTTTGCGGACATTTAGGATCTAGCATATCCGATTTGGTTGAAGAAAATCCTGATAACTATACTGATAAGACAATATCCTTTATAGACTATATGAAAGAAATATTTGGCAAAGATAATTTCTTTCTAGAAGCTCAACTTATGGATCAAGAGCTGAATCCTAAACAAAAAGAAATGACAGATATAATGAGACAATTATCTGTTAAGACTAAAACTAAAATAATAGCCACTCCAGATGCTCACTATTGTGAAAGAAAAGATGCTATTGATCAAAGGATTTTATTATGTAATAATCTTAAGACAACTTTGATAGACATAAATAAGAAACTCTTGGCTAATGAGGACGTTCCAATGAGTTGTTTCTTCAAATCAGATAATTATCATATTCCAGATCCAGAAGAAATGACGGAGTGGCATACTAGCGAAGAAATTGAAAATACTTTATATGTTGATTCGATGTGCGAGGAATATTCTATTCTTAGTAAACCACTACTTCCCGCTTTTGAATGTCCAAATAATTCCAATCCAGAAGAATATCTGAGACAATTATGTAGAGATGGTTGGAGAGAAAAGATAATGAATGATATTCCAGAGTCTGAGCATACCAAATATGCAGACAGAGTAAAATTAGAATTAGATATTTTACAAAAAGCTGGACTATCTAGTTACTTTCTTATAGTACAAGATATTGTAAACTATGTTAAAAAGAGCGGGTGGCTTCCAGGCCCAGGAAGAGGAAGTGCCGCAGGATGTTTAGTATCATATCTTATTGGTATTACTCAAATTGATC